AAGCGCGGTACAACGCTTCCAGCCACGTATGGACCTTTCCGAGCGGGGCGAAGATCTACTTTGGCAGCATGTTCCGCACGCAGGACAAATACAACTATCAGGGCAAAGCCTTTGACTTTATCGGCGTGGACGAGCTGACCCACTTTACCTGGGAGGAGTACAGCTACCTGATGAGCCGCAACCGACCTACCGGGCCGGGCACGGCAGTGTACATGCGGGCCACGGCAAACCCCGGCGGCATTGGCCACGGATGGGTGAAGGCACGGTTCATTACACCGGCACCACCAGGCACGAGGATGGTGCAGCTGGTGGATGTGAAAAAACCGGACGGCAGTGTAGAAAAGCTGCGGCGGACAAGGGTGTTTATCCCGTCCACGGTGTTTGACAACAAAAAGCTGCTGGAAAACGACCCGGGATATCTGGGCACGCTGGCAAGCTTACCGGAAGCGGAAAAGCAGGCGCTGCTCTACGGCGACTGGGACAGTTTTAACGGGCAGGTATTTACCGAATGGCGCAACGATCCGGCCCACTACGAGGATCAGCGGTGGACGCATGTGATCAAGCCATTCCGCATTCCGGCACACTGGCGCATCTGGCGCGGGTACGATTTTGGCTATGCAAAGCCTTTCTCCGTTGGCTGGTACGCAGCGGACGAGGAAGGACGGCTTTACCGCATCAAGGAGCTGTACGGCTGCACCGGCGTGCCCAACGAAGGCTTGAAGATAGACCCGGTAGAGCAGGCGCGGCGCATCAAGGAAGCGGAGGAAAACGACCCAATGCTGCGCGGGCGGCAAATTACCGGCGTGGCAGACCCGGCTATCTTCAACGAGAGTCAGGGCGAGAGCATTGCGGCCATGCAGGAAAAGCACCCGAATTACATCTTCTGGACACCGGGCGACCACACGCGACTTGCTGGCAAGATGCAGCTGCACTACCGGCTTGCATTTGACGGCGAGGGCAGGCCGATGTTTCAGGTATTTGACACCTGCAGGCATTTTATCCGCACCATTCCGAACCTTGTGTACGACGAGAGCCGGGTGGAAGACATTGACACCACCCAGGAAGACCACATTTACGACGAGTGCCGGTATGTGCTGATGGAAAACCCCATCAGCCCCAGAAAGACCGAACCGGTGCAGCCGATGAAAGATGACCCGCTGGACATGGACAGACGCAAGAGCCGGACGCGGGTGATGAGGATTTGAGACGATGACGATGGACGAGAAAGAGCTGCTGCGACAGCTGTCGGAGCGATACCCACCACAGGAAGAGAGCGGCCAGCAGATACCGGACTGGATGATGCAGGGCGGACAGCCTGCGCAGATGCCGATGGGCATGCAGCTGCTTCCGGAACGGCCGGAGGGAGCGATGCCGGGAACCGAACTCCCTCAGTCTGCTGGCGCAGACAGCTCCCTCGGGGAGGGAGCCTTTGACGAAGAGGAAGCGATCGGTGAGGACGAGGTGCGGAAGGCAAACGACCTGCTGCAGAAGTACAAGGCGGGCAAGGCCGCACTGGACAAACGCATCATCGAAAACGAGCTGTGGTTCCGCATGGGACACTGGAAAAATTACGAAAACAAGGAAATGCAGGGCAAGCCCAAGCCTTCCAGCGGATGGCTGTTCAACAGCATTGCCAACAAGCACGCCGATGCCATGGACAACTACCCGGAACCGAACGTGCTGCCCCGAGAGGCAGATGACGAGGACACCGCACGGGCACTTTCCAGCGTGTTGCCGGTGGTGCTGGAACAGGCCGACTACGAGCAGGTGTACAGCGACTGCTGGTGGCGCAAGCTTAAACAGGGCACCGGCGTGACCGGCATCTTCTGGGACCCTGCAATGCGCGGCGGCATTGGCGACATTGCGGTGCGCAGCGTGAACCTGCTGATGCTCTACTGGGAGCCGGGCGTGGCGGATATTCAGGCATCGCCGGACTTTTTCAGCCTGAGCCTTGAGGACACGGCCCGGCTGTGCGCGCAGTACCCGCAGCTGGCAGGACACACCGCCAGCGTGCTGGACGTGCCCCGGTACATCCACGATGAAGGGCAGGACACCAGCTCCAAGAGCGTGGTGGTGGACTGGTACTACAAGCGCCCGGATGAAACGGGGCGCATGGTGCTGCACTACTGCAAGTTCTGCAACGGCGTGGTGCTGTACGCCAGCCAGAACGACCCGGCGCTGGCAGAAAGCGGCCTGTACGACCACGGGCAGTACCCCTTTGTATTTGACCCGCTGTTCGTGGAGGAGGACAGCCCGGCGGGCTTTGGCTACATCGATGTGATGAAGGACTGCCAGACGGCCATTGACAAGATGAACCATGCCATGGACGAGAACGTACTGCTGAGTGCAAAGCAGCGGTATGTGCTCAGCGACACGGCAGGGGTCAACGAGGAAGAGCTGGCCGATTTCAGCCGGGACATCGTGCATGTGGTGGGACGGCTCAACGACGACAGTTTCCGTCCGCTGCAGACGGCGGGCCTGCAGGGCAACAGCCTGAGTTACCGCCAGAGCCGCATTGAAGAGCTGAAGGAGATCAGCGGCAACCGGGACATGACGCAGGGCGGCACTGCCGGAGGTGTGACCGCAGCCAGCGCCATTGCGGCCTTGCAGGAGGCAGGCAGCAAACTCAGCCGCGATATGCTCAAGAGCGCCTACCGTGCTTTTGCAAAGCAGTGCTATCTCATCATCGAGCTGATGCGCCAGTTCTACGACGAGCAGCGGGTATTCCGCATCGTGGGCGAAAGCGGCGAGAGCCGGTTCGTGCCCTTCTCGGCGCAGGCGCTGCGGGCGGTGCCCGGCGGCAGCGTGGGCGGCGTGGAACTGGGCAGCCGGGAGCCGATCTTTGACATCGTGGTGAGCGCCGCCAAGAAGAGCACCTTCAGCCGTCTTTCCCAGAACGAGACGGCCAAGGAGTGCTATCAGCTGGGCTTTTTCAAGCCGGAAAATGCCGATGCCGCCCTTGCGGCACTGGAAATGATGGACTTTGAAGGCATTGAGAAGGTGCGTCAGAGGGTGCGGCAGAACGGCACCCTTGCCCAGCAGCTGGCTAGGATGCAGCAGCAGATGGCACAGATGGCGGCGGTGATCGCCCAGCAGGGCACCGGGCCTGACGAACCGGCCCGCAGTGCAGGCGGTGCGTCTGCGCAGAAGGACGGGCAGGCGGTAAAGCTGACGGGCCTTGGCAATGCCCTGCCGGTGGCCGCCGCTGCACGTGCCATGGACATCCATTAAAAAGGAGGTGAATTTTATGATGAAAGTTTGTTACAGCGAGATGGATACCCCCGCCGGGCTGAGCTGCCGGCTGGAAGCTGCCGGTCATGCAGGCTATGCGCCTGCCGGGCAGGACATCGTTTGTGCAGGAGCCAGCACCGTGATGCAGGGCCTTGTGTACCTGCTGGCCGGGGAAGAGAACGCCCACAGTGAAGCCTTTGATGAGCCGGACGGCCCGCGTCTGGCAGTGAGCGTGGATGCGTCCTGCGAAGAATGGGTGCGTGGTGCCTTTGAGCTGGCCAAAGCCTGCTTTGTGCTGCTGGCCGAACGCTACCCGGAGAATGTCCGCTTTGCAGATGTGAGCCGCAGAGGAAAGGAGAGCATGATGGATCTGCAGCTGTTTGCAGCGGAGGCGACCGCCGCCTGCGGCGGAAACAGGGAGCCGAGGCTGGGGCAGCGGCCAGCAGAACACGAGTGCCGCTCAAGGCACGAAGTGGACGCTGGGAGCCGCAACCCGTGGGGAACCTTTATGCTACAGCTCTTTGCAGAGGGAGAAGCCGCTTCCCCTGCCCTGAGCGAAGCGCAGACCCGGCAGGCGGTGGCCTCCGGCACCATGAAGCCGGACAAAGCAAAAGAAGCGCCCGCTGTGCCGCAGGCCTCGGCAGAGAAAACCGTAGAGCTGCAGCCGGAAAAGCCCCGGCAGGAACTGCCTGTGCAGCGCCCGGAACTGCCGCCGCTGTCCAGCTTTGCCCGCAGCACACAGGCTGCTGTGCACAGCCTGCATGCCCGCTGGGCGGCAGAGGAAGCGGCCATGCGCCGCAGCCAGCCGGATTTTAATCTGCAGAACGAGCTGCGCAGCCCGGAGATGCGCCGCCTGATGCAGCTGCCCGGCATGAGGGTGCGGGATGCGTACCGTCTGGCCCGCTACGACGAAAACCTGCGCACTGCAGCGCAGGCTGTGGAGCAGGGCGTGGTGGAACGCATTCAGCAGCGGGCCGCACGGCCCACCGAAAACGGCATCCGACCCGGCGGCGCGGCTACCGTCCGCCCGGATGTAGCCAGCATGACCCGCGCCCAGCGAGAAGCACTGGAACGCCGTGTGCTCCACGGAGCACAGATTGAATTGTGAATGTTTTACAAGAGAAAGGAATATGAGCATGAACAAGAATTTCAACATCCAGCTGTTTGCGGAAAACCTGAACACCACCGCTACCATGTCGAAAGAGATGAAGACCTTCTACGAGAAGCGTCTCATCGATCAGGCAGAGCCGCGTCTGGTGCACGACCAGTTTGCGGACTACTACCCTGTGCCCCAGAACGGCGGCAAGACCATTGAGTTCCGCAAGTACGACAGCCTGCCCAAGGCATCCACTCCGCTGACCGAGGGCGTGACCCCGAACGGTCAGGCACTGAATGTGACCACCATCACCAGCGATCTGCACCAGTACGGCGGCTGGACTCCGCTGACCGACGTGCTGCAGATGACCGCCATTGACAACAATGTGGTGCAGGCCACCCGTGTGCTGGCAAGTCAGGCAGGCCGCACCATGGACAGCATTACCCGCGATGTGCTGGCGGGCGGCACCAATGTGATCTATGCGCCCAAGCTGGCCGCAGACGGCACCGAGACTGCCGTTGCCAGCCGCAAGGCACTGGACAAGACCTGCACCCTGACCCCGAAGCTGTTCTTTCAGGCAGCGGCACAGCTGGGCGCGATGAACGCCGACCCCATCGGCGACAGCTACATTGCCATCATCCACCCCTACGCTGCCTACGACCTGAAGACCAGCAAGGAGTTCATTGAGGTGCACAAGTACGCCGACCCGGACACCATGTTCCGCGGCGAGATCGGCAAGCTGGGCAACATCCGCTTCATCGAGACCAGCGAGGCCAAGATTTGGAAGGATTCCACCTGCCCGGACGGTCTGGCTGTGTTCGGCACGCTGGTGCTGGGTGCCCACGCCTACGGCGTGACCGAGCTGGAAGGCGGCGGTCTGGAGCACATCGTCAAGCAGCTGGGCTACGGCGACGACCCGCTGAACCAGCGCGCTTCCGTGGGCTGGAAGGGCATGCGTGCGGCAGAGCGTCTGGTGGAGCAGTACATGGTGCGCATTGAAAGTGCGTCCAGCTATTCCGCCACCGCTGCTGCAAACTGAGGAGGCGTGAGCCATGGCTGAAAAGAAAAATGTGCGCATCCGGCTGTTCAAGGATAACAGCCGCTACAAGGGCGATCTGTTCGTCAGCGTGAACGGTGTGAACTATAAGATCCGCCGCGGCGTGGAGGTGGAAGTGCCGCCCGAAGTGGCCGAGGTGCTGGAGCACAGCCAGATGCAGGATGAGCTGACCGCCGCCCGCATTGCGGCGGCAGAGAACACCGCCCAGTAAACCCGAAACAGACAAAAAGCCCGGCTGGGGAGCCTGCCCGGCCGGGCCTTTATAAAAAGGAGAGTGAGCATATGACCGTAGGACAGGCGCTGGAACGCGCCGAAGAGCTGCGCCCGGGCAGCCGCATTGCGCTGGCCACCCGGCAGGCATGGCTGAAGGAAGCAGACGCGATGCTGCGGGAACGCTTCTTTAAAAACAGCATCACAGATGCATACGACGATGTGGGCGCAGACCTTGCATGGGACGACAGCCTGCAGGACGACGATGTGCTGCTGGCACCGGCACCTTTTGATGCGCTGTATCCGCATTATCTGTGTGCCATGACCGATGCGGCCCTTGGTGAGACCGACCGCTACGTCGGGGAGCAGGCCCAGTACAACAGTCTGCTGGCAGATCTGGCGGCGTGGCTGCGGCGCAGCTACCCGACCCTGACGGGTGCCCAGTGGCGCTGGTAAGGAGGTGAGAGCATGGTTCTGGCAAACAGAGCGAAGCTGCAGAACAGCCGCAGTCTTGTGCGGGTATTCGGCGGGCTGAACGAGACCTATGCCTGCTCAGAAGCAGAGTACAGCGCGGGCGTGAATTTTTCTGCCCGGGATTTCCCGGCGCTGAGCACCCGCAAGCCGCGCCGCAAGCTGAGGGAGTTGACCGGGCTGAACGGCATGTATCACCTGAACGGGCTGCTGACCGTCTGCGGGAAGGATCTGATCTACACGCCGGATGCCGACGGCGCGAACCCGGTGACCTGCACCGAGGCAGTGACCGACGGCAAAAAGGCACTGGTGGGCATTGGTACAAAAATCCTGATCTTCCCGGACAAGGTAGCCTTTGATACAGCGGACGGAAGTGTTTCGGCACTGGGAGCTGTATGGCAGGCAGAGGGACAGAGCGTGCAGTTTGCACCCTGCGATGCCGCGGGCAAGGCCTACGAGGTGAGCGGTTACGGCAAGGAGGAACCGGAGAAGCCTGCAGACGGACAGCTCTTTTTGAAGGTGGAGGACGAGGAGCACCCATGGGCCAGCACCAGCACACTGGAAGAGTACAGCGCATCCTCCGGCAGCTGGACGGCAGTGCCGCTGGAATACTGCCGCATCACAGCGGCGGGCGCGCAGAGGCTATTTGCCCAGTGGGACACCGTGACCGTGCAGGGCACGGCAGCACAGCAGGCTGGCATGTGGACAAAGCTGGACGGGGATCTGGTAGTTTACGATGTGCTGGAAAACGGGCTGCGCGTGCGGGTAAACCCGGAGGGAGATCATGTTTACGGCACGCTGGTGCAGAGCGCCGAGAGCGCCCAGTGGACCAGCTTGGACGGCAAGGAGACACGCAGCTTTGCGGTGAGCACGCCGGTGCGGATGGAACGCCGCGTGCCGGATCTGGACTACGTTACCGAGTGCGACAACCGGGTATGGGGCTGCAGCAGCAAGGAAAACGTGATCTATGCCTGCCGCTTAGGCGACCCCACCAACTGGTTTTCCTACCGGGGCATTGCAGCAGACAGCTACGCAGTGACGGTGGGCAGCGATGGTGCGTTTACCGGTGCGGCCACATGCATGGGCTATGCGTTGTTCTTTAAGGAGAACACACTGCACAAGCTCTATGGCTCCAAGCCTTCGGATTTTCAGCTCACCTCGCTGCGCTGCCGGGGCGTTGCCAAAAACGCGGCGCGCAGCCTGTGTGTGCTGAACGAGACGCTCTATTATCTTTCGCTGGACGGTGTGATGGCATGGGACGGCAGCATTCCAACAAAAGTGTCCGGCGCGTTGGATTCGGGCCGGCTGGCCAATGTGCAGAGCGCGGTGGGCAGTGCGCTGGATGGCCGCTATTACCTGCATGTGGCCCGCACGGCGGCAGGCGAAAATACGGCAAGGCTGCTGGTGTACGATACCGAGCGCGCGCTCTGGAGCGAAGAAAACGTGTGCTCCTACGAGATGACCAGCACCGGCGGACAGCTTTATCTGTGGGACGGGCAGGCACTGTGGGCCGCAGATCCCAGCCGTGAAGCGGACTGGCAGGCCACCGACGGTGTGGAGGAAAAGCTGAACTTTGAGCTGACCACTGGTGACATTGGGCTGGACGGGGCCGAGGATCGGTATCTTTCCCGACTGACGCTGCGGCTGGATGCCGAGTGCAGCAGTACGGTGGAGGTGGCTGCCAGCTATGACGGCGGCCCATGGGAGACGGTGGCAAGCCTGACGGCACAGGACAAGCGGCGCAGCTTTGATCTGCCGTTCGTGCCCCGGAGGCACGGCACCCTGCGGCTGCGCTTGAAGGGCAGGGGACAGATCACCCTGCGCAGCATTGCAAAAACAATGGCCGCTGCCAAGGGCGGCATTGCAGGCGGGG